CAGCGATCGCTTGGCCGCATTGGGCGTCATCCAAAACCGCCACCCCGGTCGCGCCCGGTAGGCAATGTGTTCAAACACCGCCTTCTGGATCAGCGCCTCGGGCTGCTGCCGACGCTTGCGGATCAGGCGTCTCACGGGTCGACCGGAGTGATGCCCCATAGTTCCGGCGACGCGCGATAGCCCAACTCGGCCAACTTCGCCGACACGATCAGAAACGTATCCGCAGGTAAGCGGTCCTCGGTCTTCCAGTTCGTCACGTGCTGCGTCTTGCGACCGGTCAGTGCAGCAATGGGTCCGTTGCCTTCGTCGCCTCCTATTGCGGCAATGATGGCGCGGGCGCTGTCCAGCTCGTTGAGCGCGCGCCCCCGGCGACGTGGGTGAGACATCCAGTGAACCTCGGATTTTCAAAAAACCTACAGCTGCGATGTAGTCGTGTCAAATCCAGAAAAATGGTGTCCACGACAAAAAGTTCTGGGGATATTGCCAAGTCTGGGGATATTGCCAAGCCGTACAACTATCCTGTATCGTCACATACAGATGCGGCGGCCTTAAGGAGGCCCTCAATGGAGCTTTAATGTTGGCAAAGGCAGAAGACGCGACTAGCGCGATCGAGGTTGGCAAGCGATTAAGGTTGATCCGCGAAGCTCTAAAGATGAGCCAAGTCGCATTGTGTCGGCTCGCCAGTATCACTCCGCAGGCATGGAACAACGCCGAAACCGGCGACAACTTGCTCACGGTGACGAATGCAGCAAAGCTCTGCCGGGTGACCGGCGTCACTATGGATTGGATTTATCTCGGGCAAGTCATTCCACGGACGCTGCCTGCGGTCGTGCTGGAAGAAATCGGCAAACGACAGGTGCAGCAACCACGCAGTCCTACTCGTCGCGCGGCAAGAAAGGCTTCAAAAACTTATTGATGATTTGCCGCGCCGCCTCGCGATCCTCGGGCAGCATGCTAATAACGTAAGCAGCTTGCTGCTCCCGTTGCCACCCCCGCTGTGAGCACTCGCCGATCGTGCTTTTGATCATATCGGCGACTGCTATCGCATCGTCTCTCTCTTCAGGATCATTAGGTAAATTCTTCAGTAACACGTGGGCAGCGATGCGCCACTTCCATTTCTTCTGACCGCCGGTAACTGGCGGCGGAAAATCCACTACGTTCACGCTAGGCTTGGCGCGGCTTCTCACGTTACGCCTCCCTTATATATTTGTGAATTTTTCCCCGGCGGACGAGTGACATTATCCACAACCGCCGGTTCAAGTCTAGCGACCTTTTTGCTGTCGAAGCCTACGGTAAGTCCGTAGATGCTTGACTGTCTACAGCATCGCTGTACATTCAATCCTTGATTTTCACGAGGATTGGTGATGCTCAACGCAGTACAGATCGCCCGCCGCGTCGGCAAGCTCGGCAGCTCCGACATGGGCCGCCTGATGAGCGGCGACGCCGCCAAGATCAACAGACTATGGTTGGAGAAGACCGGCCAGGAGCTGCCGGAAGATCTGTCCGATGTCTGGCCGGTGCAGCTCGGCACCGTGACCGAGCCGCTCAATCTCGATTGGTACGAGCGCAGGCAGCGGCAGGCGATCAGCCGCCGGGGTGATGTGGTCGAGCACTACGCTTACGATTGGGCCGTCTGCACGCTCGACGGCTGGATCGATGAGATGCAATGCCCGATCGAGTGCAAGCACGTCGGTGGACGCGAACCGTGGGAGGTCATTGAGGAACGATACCAGCCGCAGCTGCAATGGCAGATGGAGGTGACCGGCGCGAGCCAATGCGCGCTGTCGGTGATCATGGGGACGAGCGAGCCGATCGTTGAGTTCATCAAGCGCGACATCGCATACGCCACGCAGCTGATCGATCGCGGCAAGCTGTTCATCGAGCACGTCCGCAACAACACGCCGCCGGTCGACCTGCCCTCCGTGCCTGCGCCGATCGACGCGAAGGCTGTCTACGATATGACCGGCAAAAACGAATGGGCCGCAAACGCCAGGACGTGGCTCGATCTGCGCCTATCAGCAGAGATGTGCGCTGATGCCGCCAAGGTGCTCAAAGCACTGGTGCCTGCTGACGCGAAGAAGTGTCACGGCCATGACATCCAGATCACGCGCGATCGCGCTGGCCGTCTGTCACTGCGGGAGCTGCAGGAATGAACTACGTCATCCAGGCTCACAGCCCACCCGAGATCGAGGATCAGTATCTCCTCAGCTTCGACTTCGATGCGATGCGCGGCACAGGCTACGGCATTTTCACTGACAAACCGGAACACGCAATGCGCTTTAAGACACTACGCGATGCAATGGAGTTTTGGCGCACGCAGTCAACCGTCAAACCACTGCGGCCTGACGGCCAACCAAATCGGCCATTGACTGCAAGCACAATCAGCATCTTCAAAGTAGAGGAAAAAAACAATGGCACTGCCAGCGAAGACGACGCCGCTCGGCGACATCATGGAAGCAGTCATCATCAAGGGTGATTTGAAAAAACTGACGCCGGAAGAGCGGGTTCAGTACTACAACGAAACGTGTAAATCCGTTGGACTGAACCCGCTTACGCGACCGTTCGAATACATCGAACTACAAGGTAAACTCACACTCTACGCACGGCGCGATGCTGCCGATCAATTGCGGAAAATTAACGGCATCAACATCGAGATCGTTTCGCAGGACGTAAATGACGGCTTGCTGTCGGTTCATGTGCGCGCAAAGGACGTGACTGGGCGCATAGACGAAGACCTCGGCGTCGTCCCATTTCCTGAAACGATGCGCGGCGACCTCAGAGCAAACACGATTATGAAAGCCGTCACGAAGGCGAAGCGGAGAGTGACGCTGTCGATCTCAGGGCTTGGCTTCCTCGATGAGACGGAGGTCGAGACTATCCCAGGCGCAAAGAAGGCCGAGCCCGTTGCCTTGCGTCCTGTCGAAAGCATCAATCCCAAAACCGGAGAGATCACCGAAACCACTGTCCCGGCCCAAGCCGCATCACCGGGAGCAGTGGAAGCCGCCCCGCCTTCGGACACCCCTGAGAGCGGGGCGGCACTCTCGATCGAGGACATGGCGCGCGAGGCCGCAGGCCGAGGCGCGGAGCCCATGCGTACGTTCTGGCGCAATCGCACCGACGCGGAGCAGCGCCAGATCAATAAAATCCGCGCCGAGCTGAACGCACTGGTGGACGCGGCGGAAAAGTTAGCAGATGAGGAAGGAGCCTAAACATGGCTGATAGATTGGCGGACTTGGTGTTGGGATTGCAGCGGATGGCCGAGAACGCCCGCATGCGGGGCGACGACCTACGGTACACGCAGCAGCAAGAAACCTACGAGCACATTGCGTGGCTCGATCAGCAGCTGAACATGGTGGAAAAGGTGCGTGCCGTGTTCTTGGAGGAGAGAAAAAAATTTATGCCGATCGAACGCGAGCGAGCGCAACAGCTGCCGCAAGATGAAGTGATGAAGATACCGCGTGTCGTGAAGCAGGGACCAGCTCAAGCAGCTTCGTAGGGGTAGATCACGTCGACCAGATCGTCCGTCGAAATGCCGAGGTTATCCATCAGACCGGGTGATAAATCAGCAGCTCGTCCGGTCTGTTCTTCGTGTGGTCCCCAATCGGCAGGATGAGCGAGCCGCGAGATGCCGGTTTTCTTCGCAGTGACCAATGCCATCTGACCAGATGTTGCCAGCATTTCTTTCGGCGTGACGTCATAGTCCCAACGACATGCGAGATAGAAAACCGCAGGGTCCAATCTGCGCGCAAGCCCGCTCGTCCCTGGCGGTTGCTGCGGCAGAAACAGATACGGCGCTTCATCGAGATTGTAGATGAAAGCTAACCCCTCGCTCGGCGATACGCCGGTATCGTAGGGGCCGCCGAAAGTTGAGCATGTTCCGCTCGCGGAGAACAGCACACCGTCGTCCGGCGGTTCCGGTTCCGGTCCTGGCACAACATCAGTGCCAGCTATGCCTGCCGCCAATGCGGTACAGATATCGTTGAACTTTGCGTTGTAGATTTTTACATCGGCGTGCGAGTCCACGAAGCAAATTTCGGCGAGCACTGCGGGCATCTCGGTGTGTCGCAGGAAATACAGCTCCTCGCGTAGTTTTGCTCCACGATTTTTCAGTCCAGAAGCGGTACATACTGCATCCACCATCTCATCCGCGATTTCC